CTCGGAGAATTCGGCCTGTTTTTTTTCTTTCTCCTTTTCGTATTCTTCATGCATCTTCATCTGGAGCTTGAGCGCTTCCTCTTCCTCTTCAGCCTCAGTTTTTTTGGCTTCGATGGCCGCTTTACCGGCCTCGATTTCTTTTACCAGTTCTGCGATCCGTTCTTTGTGCGCCTTGGATAGATCGGCATACTTACCATTTTCAAGTTCCCAAAGAACTTTTTCAACTTCTGATTTGTCTCCCAGCAATGCCAGTTCGCGTTCCAGGTCTTTTATGGCTGCCTGCCCGCGCTCGATAGTGGCATCGCGCTTTGACACCCCGCCGCCTAAACCGCCGCCTTCAGTTTTATTCGTTGCCATAACGGGAACATTGGGAGCGGTCGGAACCTTAGGGGCTGCCGGCTTGCCTTTCGCCTGCGATTCATTGTAATCATCGATTTGCTTTTGTAGCTTGGAAACTTCTTCCCTTGCGCTTTTGATACCACGGATTTTGTCTAGGAAGTCTGTTGATATTCCGACTTTGCCCAGCAATTTATCGGCAAACGCAACCGCTTTATACCCATCCTCCAGTTCCTTTAGTTTCTCCTTTGCGCTGTCGAGATTCTTTTCTAGTCTGGTTATGTCATCCCCGGCTACGCCGTAAACCTGCGATGCCAATTCCTCGCCGAGCCATTTCGTAAACTCCACGGTCTTTGATATAGCCGTCAACACCTTCTCGAATGCGGTAACCATCGCATTGGCCAGGGTTTGAGCGTTTTTAATCGTCTCAGGATTTTGTAGGAGTTGTATCAATTCCTCAATGGCCTGCGTCGTTCCTTTCACGCCTCCGCCGCCTGAATCGCCTTCTAAAAGATCGTCAAAGGCATTTTTTAGTGCGGTAAGCGCCCCGCCAAGTGTGTTCCGTGCCGCCTCCGCGCTTCCGCCGAACTGGGTTTCAAGCTCGGCAAGGATCACCTTTTGGGCCCCGGCAATATCATTGACCGCCATCAACTCCTTGACAGTCGCCTTCTGTGCTTCGGAAAATTGAATACCAGACCGGGAAAGCGCGGTCATGCCGAGGACGGGGTCGTTTAGAGCCTTGCCGACTTGCAGTGCCGCTGTTTTCAGGTCTGTTTTAAGCGCTGTCGCAACGTTTAACACTGCCATCTGAGCGCGGGTGAACTCATCGCCGCCTATCCGTGTAAATGTCAGGAGAAGAGATTGCATCGAGATGATGGCTTCATCGCCGTAAGTGGTGATCTTCTGGAGTTCCGCCGCATACCCAGTCAGGTTTTGGGCAAGTTCAGGCGTATAGCGGCCCGTGGATTTCAGTGTCGCCTCAAGCTGAGCAACGGCCTGTTGCGCCTCTGACGCCGCGATTATAACGGCTCTAAACGCAGCTCCGATTGCTAATGCCGAGACAAGAGTCTTGAGCTGGCCGGCAACGCCGCTGAATGACCGGCCGACTTTATCCATCGCCCGTTGCATGCCGGTTGCGTTTTCCTCCACGGCTTTTTTGGCCTTGCCCATGTCGGAGCGAAAACTTGACCATCCAGCCGAAAGCTCAGCCCTTACTGACCCAATGGGTGTCGCCATAATATCCCTCTATGTCTTGAGCTCTTTCTTTGGTTTTCTCATTCCGAGCGCCTTTTTCAAGTCAGCTTCCATATTCGGATTACCCGCCTTTGGTTTGCTGATCATCTCGTTTAGCTTCGGCATCTTCTTTGCCCTCGTCAATGCGGCTATCATCCACGCTTGAGTATTCCTGCCGTCGGTTAACGCGGCAATGGCTTTGCGGGTCAAGTATGGAGTGAGCTCCCAGAATTCAACGGGGCTTATCCCCGCTTGAACAGCCGCGCAATACGCCTGCACAACCCAGCCGCCGGGAGGAGGCTTTTTTTTTCTGTCTCTTTTGGGATGGCCTCATTCCCGAAGTACGCCTGTTTTACCGCCGCATCTACAGCTCGGATGAATGGAACCATCGGAGGGGATGCTTCTATGATTCTCTCCGATGTCCATTCGGGTTTATCTATTCCGATAGCGGCTACACGCGCCAAAGTTTCGTATTTGAAAAGGTTCGGCGAATCCCCGAATTCCTCTTCAACTTGCGCAAGCTGCCGCCAGGTAAACTTAATACCTACCTTTTCACCATTGATCTCTACCAGCTTCACTATACCACCGTTCCCCTGATCGTTATCGCCCCGGTTGCGTCGGCGTCAACTTCCCCGGAGATAGAGTAGTCGAGGACATACCCGTTTTGCAGTGTGATTGCCTCGTTGTCGGAGAAGGTGATCCTGAAAGCAAGATTTTCGGAACCATTCGTGTATGCCGTCTTGACTGCATCCAATCCTGTGTCCGCATTATCCCACAATACGTTGAATGTCATGGAACCGCCGTCACGGATACCGCGCTTCCAGACTCTCTCCTTATCCTTAAGCGTAGTCCTGTCACGCTCCGAGGCTGTAGGGTTCATCGAGAAGTTGGTAATGGTTCCGACCTTTACCCATGTTGTTGGGGTTGCCGTCGCCTCCGCCCCCATTTCTGTGTAGCTCGTCGAGTCGTGATCAACAGCAAACGTATTGGCCGTGACATACTTCACCACCCACGATTTGTTGAGATTAGTAGCATTGGTGCCGGCCACTCCCGCGATTGTAACAATATCACCATTCTTGAGCCCATGAGCAGTCGCACTAGTAAAGATTGTGGGATTTCCCGGCGCCGGTGTTAGTCCCGTTACAGCCACCCCGGTCGTCCCCCCGATTTCTAAAGTTGTTCCTGTTGCATCAAGTATTGCCATTTTACATTCCTCCTTAGTTATTCGGTGTATCTCACCGAGTAATCTTGTATTATGCGATGAGCGTTCACCGCCTCTTCATATCCGTCAATCTCCGCTTGTGACAGGCAGGAGAACTTAACGCCGTCTTCTGTATATTCCTTCCCATCAAGCGCTGCCCTGATAAGATTTGCCAGACCCTTTGCTGCCGAGTAAGTCTCCGCCCATGCTTCGATCTGGAAACGTGGCCTTACTGCACCGCTGGGGCCGCTTAAATGATGCACCCGGCTGCCTGTCACCCTCTGTATGACGATGAGCGGATAGGTAGGCGATTGCGGAATATAATTGTAATAACAGCGTGTTGTGACAGCCTTAACTCCGTTGTCTGCAATTATAATCGCTCTCAATGCAGATTCGATAATCATCGCATCAATCCCGCCCTCTGCTGTTTTGTCAAACTCCCTTTGGCCGCCTTATCAGCCAGTCTTTTCGCCGCCTTTTCAATTTCCTTTTTCATCTCATCCGTAAATATCTTCATGACGCCATCTTTCGTTGATTCCCATGCCTGCCTTAGGTAAGACCTTGCCTGAACTCGCCCTGTACTTTGCACTACCCGCACCACGTCTCCTATCGGGACTGCCTTCGCCTCCTTATGCTGCCGTTCATCAGTTCCCCATTCCAACAAATGGGCGTGTGGTGCCGACGAGCCGACATACATGACAATTTCATCTTTTCCTACTCGGCGTCCGTCCTTCTTCTGGCTGCGTTTCAATGCCGAGGTAATCTCAACACTGTCTCTTAGGTGCTCCGACATCGCATACCGTTTCGGCTTCGGGGCCCAGGGCAACGCTGATCTATACTGTTCGGCGGTAGGCATGAGCGAACGCTTTGCCGCGTTCCTCACGGCGGACTTTCGCATAGCAATGGTAGGCAGCTCGTCTAAAGCCGCCATTAACTCCTTCACGCCGAACAACTGGAATTTGAAAGCGTCTTTTGTGGTGCTCATTTATTCACCGTCTCGCATTTCAGGATAATATTCACAATCCTCAATCCGTATGCAGTCGTCGACTTTAAATGATAATTTAAAGCGGATACAATTCTCAGGAATTGTTATTTTTTTCTTGAGATATTCCAACAACTCCTGCCCTTCTTTTGAATTTGTCTCAATTATTTTGTTTGTAAACATCATTCGCTCCTCGCACTGCAAATTAGTTCCAGGCCCTCTTTACGGCCCAACTCCAGCACCGCCTGCACGTCGTATTCCCGTGAATCGCTGTCAATCAACATGTTCATCGGCCCGACATCCGAACGCCATCGAATCCGATACTTGCCGGACATGGAGGCAACAACCTGTTGTGCGTTCCATCGTTCATCGCCCCGCAGTTCCAGCCGTTCCGCCCATTCCTGATAACTACGAGTTACCGGTTTGACCTTGTTTGAGACGTTGCAGGCCGTCGCCAGCGTCGCCGTCCATACGTCGCCGATCTTACACCCGGCGTAGAAGTGATCTTTCTCAGTGGCGGTAATCTGATAAAGTTTTCCAATAGTCAGGGTGCCCGTGGCGATTTCGTCACCAGTCATGCACAAGGGAATCCAGGCCACGATTTCTTCCCCGAAGTCATCGGTAGTGGTCGATGCCTTATAGAGCTTAATGATACGATCTAGCCTGCCGGAACGCATTATTCAAACCTCGACCAGATTCTATAACTGCGAAGCAAACTGTCAACGGCATCGTCTATCCTACTGACGGTCAAGCCAACCACGACCTCCCCGCGGTGCTCATATAGGTCTTCGATCCGCAACAGGATTGCCGATTTAATCCCTTTCGGCACGTCGTCAGCGTCGCCGTACCCGCAAACGAACTCAATCTTGATAGGCTTATCGCTGTAGAGCGTCCCGGACGGCCACGATTCATTCGGCTGTAACACAATCCTGCCGGGCTCGCTTATGGTATCCACATCCACCGCCGAGAGAGTGTTGACATAATCATTGTCGCCTTCCAGACGATAGGCCACCGTTGCCGATTGTAATGGCGGATATGGTATCCTGATTTCTCTCCTGTTCGGCCATCTGTCCAGATAGTAGATCATAGTCTGCGTGATCAGCTTCCGGCCTATCTCCTGCTCGGTGATGATCCGTGCAGTGGCGATAAGCCGATCAAGCAGGTCGTCCTCGGTCGTGTAGGCCGTCGCCTCCGCTGTGGTAGTGGCGAGGCGCAGATGTTTTTTAACGTCATCTTTTGTGACCGGTTCGCTTGTTGGTGCGGTTTTAAGTGCCAGCTTCATGCCTCCCCCTATGCTGCGTTGAGATAGTACCCGCCAGCTACGACTGGCCGCCATAAAACCGTTACATCCGCAACCTTATTCGCTCCCGCCGATCCGCCGTAGATTGTAAGTTGAATCTTCTTTCCAGATACAGTCATGGAAGGCCCACGATAGACGTGGTAAAAATTGCCCGTCAGCTTAGCCTTTGCGCCCTCAGTAGCGGAAAGTATTCCAATCGGCGTACCGTCGTCATTCGTTGCAACTGAAATGCCGGTAAATGTCGCCACTGAATGGAGATCATCCGGGACGTGGATAATCACGGCGTCGATGAAGAGCTTCTGCTCCGTGGCTGTCATTACGTCATAGGCCGCCGCCGCCTGGTTCAGCGAGATTTGCTTATAATTGACGGTCGTTTCCGGCTGGTAGCTTTTCGGAACCCAGGCATAGCCGTTGTAAATAAACAGGAATCCGGTATTTACTTCAAAGAATGTGGCGCCTGCGTTAATTCCTGTTGGCTTTGTGTCCGTGGAAAGGCCGATAAATCTGTTGTTTGCCGCACCAATCGCTTGAACTGTCATTTTCTTAATCCCCCTTTTTCGGATTAAAGAGTTGGGGCGGTATAGCCCTCCCCGTGGCTGTTAAAAATACGCTTACGGATTCGGAGCGTCCGGCCCGAGAATTTCAAGGGCCTGTTCCACTGTGCGCCGCGCCCTCACTGTTGACCGACATGCCGGACCGCCAGGCTCAAAACACTTGCATAGCGACGGCCTGACTGCATAAGCCGCACATCGTCCATTTTGAAGCATTAAACACGGTGCTTCAAATAATCGCATGTTCACCGTTTTTCGTCCGTTGACTTCCCGGACCTGGGGAACGCTGCGGAATTCCAGAAACCGGATAAAGTCTGAAGATTGGGCAAAAGGCGTGATGTCAAGCGTCACCGCCTCACAACACGCCCCGCCGCATCTTTCACACATCGGATTCGATGAAAAACTCTGTTCGCTCACAAGAAACCGCCTTTCTTTTACGAGTTGGGCAATGCCAGAACCGCGAAGGATGCGCCGCCGGTCCCGGTCCCCGTCGCCTTGCTTACCGTTGCAATGATGTCCTTGCCGGCGGTGTTGAGGAAGCCTTTGCAGAATACCGCCCCGGCTGAAGCGCTCGCCAATACAGTGTGGTCGAAACATTTATCGATCGTGTCTTCCTCTCCGATCTCAATGACGGTCTGCCCGCCATCGCCGTCGGCAAAAACCTCGTCAACCACAGCCACAACGAGCACACCCCGGTCCTTTGTCGCATTGTCGGCCAGAATCGTCTGCGTGCCGTCCGTCGCTTTGGTATAGCTCACGGAATTTCCGAGTCCGGCTGTGACGATAGCACCGAGAC